GACGTTGTAGAGCAAGTTTATTTTACTACATCAGCGGACGCAACAAGTGACCCAGGATTAAATAACGGAGACGTAACAGTTCAAGCTCTTAGCGGTCGTTCAGTTGCCCTTGTTTCAACAAACGCAAACTCTTATGGAGAACTTGTTGGCACATCAACACAGACAACAAACATGTCATTTGAACTTTTAGAAACACCAGTTGTTGATGGAACTGTGGTTGTTTATGTTGAAGAAGGCAGTAGCTATTCAAAATGGACGCAAGTAGAACACATCGTAGATTACGGTCCATATGACCAAGTCTTTACTGTAAAAAGTGACGCTAATAACGTTGCCTCTATTTACTTTGGAGATGGAATTTCAGGGCAAATGCCTGTTAATGGTTCTCAAATTCGTGCTCAATATACTGTTGGTGGTGGAGCAATCAGCAATGTATTACCTGGGACACTAATTAATATTGATTACGTACCAGGTTTAACATCCAATGAACTTACTGCACTTCAATCAGTAATCACTGTTTCTAACCAAGAAACAGCCTTGGGCGGTTCAGACCCAGAACCATTATCTCAAATTCGTTATGCTGCACCCCTTGCTTTGCGCTCTAACAATAGGGCAGTCACGTTACAAGATTTTGCAAACCTTGCAAGTCAAGTAAGTGGTGTTGGAAAAGCCAAAGCAAAAGCAGATGTATGGACCTCTGTTACTTTGTACATTGCTCCTACAAGAGTTGCTACAGATACAGACCTTGCTCCAGGACTTGACGGGACTGGAATGACTGGAAATGGTAACCCAACAATTGAGTTTACGACTATTTCTGCAAACACAGTTTCTTTTTTAGCAGATAAAACTTTGATTGGTACCTCAGTCACTGTTCAACCGCCAACATATGTAGACGCTATCATAACTGTTCAGTATGTAAAGTTTGCTCAATACACAACTGCAGAGATAGAAAGTGCATTAAAAATAGCTATTGTTACCAATTTTGGTTACACCAATAATGATTTTGGTCAAACTATTTATCCTCAAGACATTGAGTACTCTTTGCAACAAATTCCTGGAATTAAAACTTCTAAAGTAACTGCACTTCATCGTCAAGGAGATAGCGGTTTAACAACTCTTATTGGATTAGATAGTGAAATCTTTAGATTTCAAGAAGCTAATATCAGCGTAGGTTCTGCTTAATGGACGATGTTAAAAAGATACATGGAATCTTTAGAGCCACAGTCTCTGATAACAAAGACCCCGGCAGTCTTCGTCGCATACGTGTTACCTCTCAAGCAACTGGAGACCAAGTAACCGATTGGATTTGGCCTTTAGAAATAACTGGAACACACACAGCNACACCTGAAATTGGGCAAGGAGTTTGGGTGTCGTATATCGGTGGAGACCCGGAGTACCCGGTTTGGTTAGGTGTTTTTGGAAAATCTCCCACAACTTCTAAACCTTTAAAGTTGTTACCTTTAAAAAACACGGTTGTTTTAACCGGACTATCTTCATACNTAATAACAACAAAAGATGCAGATGGAACCACGGTAGTTGATGTAACCGCTTCGTTGGTTGCTATGGCAAACAAACTAAAAGACCATGAAACACGTATTCACACACTGGAAACCACACCGGATATAGACGTACCGTAGTTCAGGCAGTAAATAGGGCACAAACCAGAGAAAATAGTNCCATCTAGCTGAAGGAAAGAGAACAGTGACTGCATATTACCCAACGATAGTCAAGACCTTTGTAAACAAGGTTGACTTTACAGACACGATTCTTGCTGACCACGTTAATAGCCTTCAGGATGAAGTCAATGCTCTTGAAGTAAATCTTGGAACGTATATCCGTACTAGCTCTGGTTGGGTTGGGGCTTTTGACCGAACTACATCTGTTTGGAATACATTAAAAGACCGGTTGGCAAACATTGAATATGGTTTAAGTACAGCTTTTGATGCAGTCCCTCCGGGTGGAACACTTGGACAAGTTTTGGTAAAAAGCTCTGGTTCAGACTATGCAACTGCTTGGTCTGACATCAACGCTTTGCCACCATTCACAGATAATGCAGGAAAATACCTTACTAACGATGGAACATCAGCATCGTGGGCCGTTGTAGAACAACAGGTGAACCCACTACTACTTATCGGAGCTTAATACCCCATGGCTAAATACGGCAATGTTGTATACCACGGAACTACTTATGGTGAAACACCAAAGATTGCCTACTCCGTTGCGCCTATGTCGGTGCAAGTTATCAACTTTCATGAGGTGTATGTGTACTGGCAACCACCTAGCGGAAACTTTTCTAAATTTCGTCTTGTAAGAAATCAAAATGGATTTCCAGAAACAGCAGAAGATGGTTACATTGTTTTTGAACAAAGTTCTACAGACGGTTCCAACATTAGTGGTCAAGTAACACGAAATGCTTTCTATGATGGCCAAGAAAACCCAGAACAAATTGCTGTTGAATCGGGACGACAAGTTTATTACAGTGTGTTTTTATTTACTAATGCAAAAATTTGGGTAAAAGCAGGTTCTGCCACAGCTATAGTCCCCAAAAATACAGGAGCAACAGAGAAGATTATTAATCTTCTTCCCCGTGTTTTTACAAGTGAACAGATAAGCCCGTTGGGGACTATCTCTGAGGACTCTGCAATTTATAAGTTCTTAGATGGGTTTGCTTTTTCGTATGAAGAACTCTTAACAGATATTGAACTAATTCGTCCAACCCATGGCGTGGATAAAGCAAGCTACTCAACAATACCTGGTGAAGACTTAAATGTAGGACTGTCTATTGAGCCAAACATCCCAGTTGTAAACCAACGCCGTTTAATTCGTGAAGCTTTTTACCTTTATAGCCATAGAGGATTAAAACTCGGTATTGAAGACTACGCAGAGTCATTGACAGGGTATGCCCCTGTAGCAAGCGTCTCTCCTAACTTACTTTTAACTGTTCAAGACTCTACTTTTTACAACTCTGTTGGTAACTGGGTAGCTACAGGAGCAACAATCTCTTCTGTTACGGATATGGTTCCTGCTACAACAGGAAATCAAATTGATACAACTTACACATGTAAAGTTATAGCTTCTGGTTCAGGGAGCATGACTCTCGGTGCGTCATCCCCTAGTACAAAAGGTATTCCAGTAAATCCAAGTACCCAGTACACATTTGGTTGCTATCTAAAATCGCCAGCTAGTGCAGGAACTATTACTATAGCTGTTCAATTTTTTGATAAAGACGGTGCCTCAACATCTTCGTACCATTCTGGAACTGCTACATCAGCAAATAACACATGGAAAACAACAAGCGTTACAGCCACAACTGATGCCACATCTAGCTACGCTATTCTTAAAATTTCTTACAGTGCTGCAGGTACCTACTATGTTGACCAAGTAAGTGCTCAACTAGGGTCTGCTGTTACATACGATGAAGCTCGTGCAATCACACTACTGCTTAACCCTAAAAAAGAAAACTACATTAAAAACCCATCATTTGAAGTTGATGCGTCAACATGGTCTGTAACTGGTGCAACCTTCTCTAGAGATACAGACGTACCCGTAGACGGCTACTCCGGAACGTATAGCGGCAAATTTGTAGCTGCAGGGGCGTGGTCAATAAAAACAGTTGACAAAATCCCTGTTGACCCAGGCTCTTACATCACCGCATCTATGTACTCAAAGTCTGCCGACATGTCTTCTATGGACATGTCCCTTGATGTTTACGACGTAAGTGATACTTTATTGTTTTCGTTTACAAACACCCATAACATTATGACAACATGGATGAGAGACTCTATAAGCGGACTTATTCCGTCAGATTCCACAGCAAGCTACGCAACACTTACGTTCTCAGGAACTGCAGGAACTCTTTACTTAGACATGATTCAAGCAGAGGACACCTACGAAGCTACTGACTATTTTGACGGCTCAATGCCTGAACAATTTGGCGCTGTCTGGGAGGGTACACCTAATGCTTCAGCTACTCTACTTTACCCAAGTAAATTAATCAAGATTCCACGTTTAGCAAATACCCTTAATGATTGGGTACCTATGAATGCTTGGTGGAGAATCACCACACCTGCTGGAGAGGAATACAACAACTTGACCGTGTAGGATGCCAGCATGGTTAACCTACTCATATCTGTAATACTTTCAGGAATCGCAGTTACCTTTACTATTGAACTACTTTCACTTGGTCTAGGACTGTTTGTTGATAAAGAAAGAATTTATAGCGTTTTTTCTTTACCCTTTAGTTTCGGCGCATTGATGTGTTTCTATTCTTTAGAAAAAACTTTCATTGTTTCCGTACCTGCAACTGCCTTTATTGTTTTAGTTCTTAACAAGATGGTTAATAAACCAGTTGTTTTCAATGCTTCTAGACGTAACGCCCCTAGGTTATAAATGAAGATTGCTGTTTTTTCAGATGATAACTTGGATGTCGCACGAGGCATTGACCAGTTAATCACAAAGTACTCTGAACAATCCCCCGAGATTCTTTTTCCTGTACAGGCACGCCAAGATGATTTTTCCCAATCAGTTATTCGCAAATGCATTGAGAACAAAGTCAAGGTGACTGCTTACGCTAAGGACATTAGCAAGATGCCATACATGGGAGCTCAAGCAACCAAGGTAGTTATTTGCGATGACCCTCTTCAAGAGGTCTTGCATCAGCTATCCCCGGGAGATGCTGTGGGAATTGTTTGGACTGATAGCATGGATGACCACACGGTCTTGCATACTTTGGAAGACCTAGCCCTAGATGTCTGGGACATCACCGATGGACTAGACCCGATTGAGATTGATGATGACCCATTCATGAGCATGGACCCTGATGACCTTCACGATACTATCCATAAGACAGTTGATGTTTTGGTGGATATGCTGGCAGCCTACATAGCCACTACGGTCATGGAGTCATTGGGTGAGGCGGTCATGGACCACGTACTCAATCAGCAGAAAAAAGACATCTCACCATTTGACGACTTGGACGAGTAATGGATTACCCAGATATTTCTTTGACCACAAAGCTATCCAGCTATCAATTCCGTCTTCTCTATACCCTATGCCATATATCGGGCTCTGAAGGCCGTGTAAAGGCCTCAACCCATGAGTTGGCGGAACTTACTGGCAAAGCAAATGAAAAGACCGTACGAGGAGCTTTAAAAGAGTTAGAAGCACAAGGATTCATACGTCGTGAGGCTACAAAACGAGCAAACGGGTACCGAGGAAAAGACATAATTTACTTGGTAGCTACCCCTGTACCAAATCTTAAGATAAAACCATGGGCTAAGAGACCAAATGTTTACAGTCGGATTTGGACCGAAGAAGAAATCCTGGAAAAACACGGAGCGATATGCCATATTTGTGGGTTAGATATTGACTTAAAAGCCCCTAGAAAAATTGGAGAGCAGGGTTGGGAGTTAAGCATTCATTACGACCACGTTGTACCTGTGGTTGAGGGAGGTCCAGACACTGCTGAGAACGTGCGCCCTGCGCATGCTTTGTGCAACTTAAAAAAAGGACGCAGCACTACCAGTAATGCCCGCACTGAACCCTTAGATGACGGTAAAAATTCCCGTGCTAATAACGGACAAATTTTCCGCACCTCACCTGACTACATGACCAATAGTCGTATTAGCCATCCTAGCTATAAGTCATTAGTACCTAATAGCCAAATAGCTAATAGTAATAAATTAAAAGAATCTGAAACCAAAGGTTTCACAAAGGAGATTAAGGTTCCTATGAGAAAATGGGAAGATGATGGAGACTCTCTTGCAGGTTTTGGACTCGTTGAGCCCAAGGACGCTCCGCAACCAGTCATCCGCAAGTCCGACCCTAAGACCCGTGGCAAAAGACCGGAGCATGAGTGGACTGCTATGGATGTTGCTGCCGAGTTTAGTTACCAAGTCGGGCGCAAGTATCCTCTTCTCCCGGGAACTGTTAGCGTCAAGCAACTTTCAGGCGCCCTTAGAAAGTTCAGAACCCAATACGGAACAACCCCGCTTGTAGAGCTTGAGTTGCTACGCCTGTTCATGGGTGATGAGCGTAACTTCAAGGACATAGGGGATGAGGCACCTTTGCTGTACAAGAAGTACCTTTCTTCTTTTGGCACCAAGATGAACCAAGCTCGTGAGAACTTGGGTCTTAACAAGGTTACGGCTAAGATAGAAACCACTAAAGCATCTGATAGGCTCACATCAAGTGACGGTCGCACCTTCCAGAACTCGCTCTCTGGTCGTGCACAACTAGAGCGGCATGAAAAGCGATTGAAGGAGGCAAAGTGAAACAAGTACTTGGTTATTTGTTTGTAATCATTGCAACATTCACTGGAACAAATCTAATCCTAGGAGGATTTAAAAAGTGGCAAAAAAGATAACAAAGAAATTTACAGCAACACTCACATTAAACACCGAACAAGGTGGCGCATGGTTGGCTAATGTCAGCCTTCTTACTCCTTTGCATGATGGAATTATCCCTAATTCTAATTCAATGCCAAGTTCAGAAGCAGTTTCATTTGAAGCTGCATGGAAGAACGCATCAGCAGGTAAGCGTTGGATTAAAGCAAAGGTTCTTGAAATGACTCCTCGTAAGTCTGTCAAGATGGAAGCAACTACAGTTGATAAAACAACAGACAAGCCAACAGCATTTGTTGGAGTATTGGAGTTTAAAGCATGAGCACAGACACAGCAAACTTAATGAAGGACGATGATTTTTTAGAGTACTTAGAGGAAAACTCCGTCCCTGAAGAAGAAACACAGATTGCATTTGCTGCATGGCTTAAGGAAAACGAAGCTAAGTAAGTGAACGAAGAAGAACTTGAACAAGCCCTGATGCGTNTNTACGANNTGGGGCTTGTTTCAGTTGAGTATGATGAGAACCTAGAGGCNAGGTTTCGCATAACTGATACTGAAAAACTACAAGCATTAATTGAAACATTGGAAGAGGGCCAAAAAGATGTATGACATCAACGAGTTATCTCCGTTAAAAAAGCATTGGTTATTGCGCACTTCAAATATCCCCCGCAGGTTTATTGGCTTAGAGCCAATTGATATTGTTGAAAAGATGGGCTCATTCCCAGACGAAATTAAAAATTGGTTAGACGATGTTGCCTCGGGCCACGTTATTCAAAGCATAGGTAACATCGGTACAAACGGTGTAGGGCTTGTCTTTGACGGTGGTCCTGGTTTAGGTAAGACAACCCATGCCGTTGTTGCAGCGATGGAGGTTGTTCGTAATCTTCCTGAAGATGAACTAAAGGCAGCAGCAATTTTGCATGGTAAACAGACTGAGTATGGTCTTGGTTTTCGCCCCATTTATTACATGACTTATCCAGAGTTTCTTGCTCGCAAGAAGTCAACTTTTGATATGGAAGGTACAGACAAGCGAGAAATGATGTATGAGTTAGATGGATTTCATGGTCGTTGCCGTTTTGACTGGTTAAACGTACGTATTCTTATCTTGGATGATTTAGGTAAAGAGTACGGTTCTAAATACGACGACACTTCTTTTGACGAAATANTGCGTTTGCGCTATGACAAAGGCCTTCCAACTATCGTTACTACCAATGTTCGCTTAGAGAACTGGGAAACACAGTACAGTGAAGCCATGGCGAGTTTCGCTAACGAAGCCTTCATCAGAGTTCCTATACTAGGCTCAGACTTACGAGGCGCACAGTGAAAGGACCCCAAGTGGANTCTGAATGGATGACAGTCCAACAGTTTATCTCTGCTCAGGGTGTTGGCATCTTTGAAGTAGAGATGGACACAGATACAAAGGCAACCCGTTGTAACTGCCCTGTCTATGTAAAAAAAGAAACCTGCAAGCACACTAGTTTTGTAGACTCTAAAATTAGAACCACAGGCCACTACTCTATTAGCGTTCCAGTCAGTNTCCCAGAAGAGTGGGCAATGGAAGCAAGCCAAAATCCAAGTAAGTTTCGTGATTTTGTAGTTAACTACGCAACGATAGAAGTCCTATGATAGGCGGAGACATTTCAAACGTCTCCTCACCACAGGTAATTGTTACAGCCACACTTCTTTTGACGCTTGAGTCTGAGGAAGAGAAACGTCTTTTATCTAAAAAGAAGATTACACGCATAGGTAACGTTGATTTACTTGTAGCTAACAAGCTCTGGACACTGGCAAACAACTACGGAATTTCTTTAGAGCTAGCTGGTTTTGAAGATGAGGGTTGGACAGAAGAGCTTCTTGACAAAGCGTTTGAAAAGTTAGAGCGCCGTGCTGTGAACCCGTTTAATTACTGGCAACTTTACGAAGACCCGCATGAGATTGTGGGTGGACTGCCATACCGTGCTAACCTAAGGGCAGTCATAGATGTACCAGGCCGAGTTGCTATGTACGGCTCAGCAGGAGTACAACTAGACAATATCTAGTCCTTGAGGGAGGGCGTTATGTTCAGTGTTGCAAACACCAATTGTCCAATGTGTCATGCCCACGTTGTTGAAAGAATTTATNNAAACGGAAACTCATATTTACAGTGTCAGTCATGCGGAGAACGGTGGAAGTAAGTGGCAGCAGATAACGAACACAGACTAGTTAGCAAGGTAATCAAAGAACGTGAGATTACTTCTGTACTTCAACGAGGAATAGTTGATAATTGGTTTCTTGACGATGACAATCGCAAGGTATGGTCGTTTGTTCGCAAACATTACAGCGAATACAGCGAAGTACCGACAGCAACAACTGTCTTAGACCATTATCCAAATTACAAAGTCCTTAACGTTGAAGACAGCATGGATTATTTGCTGGACACAATGGTGGATTTTCGTCGCCGTTTACTTACACGACAAGGATTAGAAACTGCTGTTGAGCAGTTACAGGACAACGACCATGAATCAGCACTTCGTGCAATGGAACA